AGAGCCTTCTGTCTTGCAGTTAGCTTACGCTTCTCAGGCACATTACTCATCTATGAAGCCCCCCCTGTATCCCCCCCATTAAGAATCATCTCAAATACCTGTCAACTCACAATACCGACTGTTACAAAGAAAGTGATTACGGGCCATCCCTCCTCCGTCGGGTCGGGCTACTCATGAACGGAGCCTCCGAAGAGGGAGTCTCCGCCCTTCGGGTGAGCATCCCTTGTCCAAGTGGGATACACTCCTTGACTCTGCAACGCTGCACCTGATCCGCTTCGTCACCTCCTTCGTCGTCTCCTCCGCTACTCAGGCTTGCCATCCGCATATACAGCAACCTATGCTGTCGCTGGCTTCGCGTAGCGACACATTGATGTAAGGCTGGCCCGCTGCGGTATAACCGCCCACTGTTGCTTCGCTTCGCTTCGCGTGGGCAGGTTATGTCCTCGCTAATGGTGGAACTCACACACACAAACCCCCGTGCGGATGATCTCTCCTAGCGGCAGGGGATTAATGTGTCGTCAACCCCACTCCCAAGAGGTCGGGGGTCGGGAGTTTGCGCCCTCGGTCGCCATGCTCGACATACTCCCTTCCGCGCCTGATCGTCTCTCTTGTGACCACAGGTGGTTGCTTGACCCGTCTTGTGCAGGTCCGTGTGTCTTGCGCGTGGCTCGGTCGGTCGCCGCTTCGCTAAACTCCCTTGACGATTCCTTCGCTTCGCTCAGCACGATCAATCCCTGCACAGAATCACATCCTAAGACACGGGAGGTCTGTGTCTGTAAGCAGGAGAATGAGATGTACAACATAGTATTCTATTGGACATATTATCCAAATGGAGACCCTGTTAAGATTGTGATGAACGAATGGGCTGGCTTTGACTCATACTCAGAGGCATTGCGCTATGTTGAGGAACACGACTTCGCAATCCCGTTAGAATGGGAATGGGAGATTGTTTACATAAAGAGGAGCGTAGCATGAGAATAGTCCTTCACAAGAATCACAGAATGGTACGTATACTAAAGGCCGTGCCATTAAGCATCAGCCCATTTCTGCTGACCCCTACGAGGATTGGCATGGCAATGGACTATGTCATCATCGAATGGAAGTAATGACTCCTATGCCTCGGAATGTCTGAGTATCAAGGGTACGCTACGCCGCTTCGCGCCCTTGACACTCAGCCACTCTGTCGGCTGTGGGGGAAGTGTTAAAAACGAACTATGCAAACATCACAATGGAGAAATGCAATGAGCAACCTGATCAACATCGACCTGAAGAACTCCTACAATGGAGAAGACAACATCACTCTGACACAAGCACTGTGCCGTATCGCAGCAGAGTTTTATGATCCATCGATGGTCATGGACAAAGACAGCGGCACATACAGTGAGCGCAATGCTCAGTCGTGGTCGCAGAAGCTAGTGCTGCAAAGCATTGGTAACGCAGCCTATCGTCAGCTCAACGACACATCGGTTGGCAAAGACGGACGGCCTCGCGGTATCAGACATCAGCTTGACCGCGCAGCATCTTACGCAAAGTCTCTGGCAATGCGCGTGTCGGATACAGAGATCGATCTAGAAGCACTGAATCGTGCAGCAGATTGGATCGAGCGCCTAGAAGCAGAGGTTACAGCATTGGATACAATGGTCTGGACAACGGGCGCAGTATATGAGGCAGCAACGGGTGAAGACTTCAAGCCCTACGCGCCTTGGGAGACAGCAGTGCAGAAGAAAGCACCGATGCAATCAAGCGCCAACGCTGACGCAGTCATGGCACGGCTGGCTCTACTGGGCATCAGTGTCAAAGTCGATGGTCCGCTCAACACCAATGGTGTCGAAACTAACGAGCGGGATGTAGCATAACGAGAGAGGGGATGGCGCAAGCCTTCCCTTTTTTTATGCTTCGAAACTATGACTCAAGCAACAAGCGCCTCAAGGAAGGGGCGCGAGTGGTTGTTATTGTAACGCCGCGCTGGCGACAAGCAATCACAATGTCAATCAAATCAAATGAAAGGAAGGATCTAAATGAATCCAATCTTCGACGCTAAGAAAATGCTGCCATACAATCCTGAATATGGATTTCCAGACTCAGTGAGGACTCAAGCAATTCTTTTGTCCATCAAGTATGGCACTAGCCGCGCAGCCAAGATGCTGGACGTAGGCGAATCAACTATTTTCAAATGGCGCAAAGACTGCGGCCTCAACAACATGGAGAATAAGAATGTTTGACCTAGCCCCAAAAGCTTACGAGTTTCCCGTCGAAACTCAGCCAATCTTTGATCGCTTTGGGAATGAAATCCCTGATCAGAAATGCGTGATGCGCACTGATACCAACACTGTGCTTGGTGTGCATGGCTCACGCTATCAGATCATCAAGCATGATGATGTGGTATCGTCACTGATGGATGCAGTCAAAGCATCGAACATCAGCCGTGACTTCACTACTAACTTCAGCGTCATTGAAGATGGTCGCAAGTTGCGTGGCGAGATCTTGTTCAACGATCTTACTGTTGAACCAAAGGTCGGTGACTACGTTAAGTTTCGCATCAGCTTCTTCAATAGCTATGATGGTAGCTGGGCATTCAGTCAGGCTGCTGATGGCTTGCGCTTGTGGTGTTTGAATGGCTGCACCAATGCCAGCAAAACTGCATCGTCAAAGTTTAAACACACGCAGTCTGTCAACATCGAAGGCAGCGCAGCGAAGATGATCTTTGGTTTGGAAACCTTTGTGAATCAGCCGCAAGTCTGGCGTGATTGGATGGTGTCTCCCGTCACTAGCGACATGGCGGAGACGTTCTTCAAGGCAACAATTGCTAAGTCGTTTACCAATCAAGTCCAACATCAGAAGACAAATGAAAAGCAGTTGGAAAAATTGCTTTCGATTTGGGGCGATGAGGCCAATCAGTTGGGTAGCAACAAGTGGGCATTGTACAATGCGATGACCTACTGGGCCAGCCACACTAAGGAACTGAAGAATCCTGAAGTTGCTCGTCGCAATCGCGAGGATGCAATCTCAAAAGCAATGCAACACAAACTCTGGGAGGAGATTCGTTAATGTCTACCGAAATCACAACAACAGGTGTTGTTAAGTATGAGACAATCGTAACCACTTATGACACATTTACTTGTCGCCGCATCATAGCAACGGATCGCCTTGGTCACGTTACCGAGTTTGCTATGTATCACACAACTGGCGAACCCTTTGAACACGTTCCGCTTGTGAAGGTTGATCGTCGCGAAACAACGAAAGGTGTATTCAGTGAGGATGAGTAAACAACACTTTGATTTCATTGCAGAAAAGGTCGGCCCATTAGTGGGCTGGCCGAGCGATCTGCATGAAATAGCAGACCAACTGCAAGAGACGAACCCAAGGTTCAATCGCGAGAAGTTTATCAACCGAGCAACAACAGCGTGGGAGAACGCAAATGCCGACCGATTCAAACTTAAAGAAGTTGAGGAAGATCAAATCCCATATTGAAGTTTGCCCTGACTGTTATGGTCAGGGTGAAGTTGAAATTGGATTCTATCAATACGCTTCATTCAATAGAGATGTTGGTGAAGAGTACACTGCATGGCATATGTGTGACCTGTGCAGTGGATCGGGTGTTGTTGAGGAAGCGCTCAAAGATCTTGACTAACCATCATGTTGCTGCAATTGTGCAGCGCATGAAATCATATCTCAACATACTCAAGGAGAAGGCCGACGAGTGCGGCCTCTCCCTTCTTACTGCTTTCAAAGAAGCAGGGATTCCAACGTCAACATATTACAGAACAATAAATGCTGACACGGAACTTCGTCACGAAACATCAGTGAGGGTGATGAATGCAATCGAAAAACTTTACGCACTTCAACAAGCCCGTGACTATTCCAAAGAACTACGAGCAACTGGTGCAAGAGTTAATAACCGCACGATCAGAGCGAAGTTTCAGCCAAGAAGTATTGGCTGATATAATCGGATGTACAGTGTCATTGATACACAAGTGGGAAACCAACAAACGAATCCCATCTGGATTCATGCTAATGTGTTGGCTGGATGCGTTGGATTATGAAATCAAAGTCCAAAAGAGAGTTCAGATCCACAGTGGGGATGATACAATGTGAGCATTGTAACAAACACGTTGAGTATTTTGTGGCCATCTTACTCTCTGAACACGCTCACACTTTTATCTGCATCTTATGCTATGAGGCTCCCGAATGCCGAACAAAAATAAATCAAAGGGTACTTACCATGAAAAGTGGATTGTCGAGTGGCTTACAAAGCTTGGCATCCCAGTCAAGCGACAGCCCCTCTCAGGCGCACTCGGCGGCGAGTACCGTGGCGACATCGTCCTCAGACTCTTGGGACACAGACTGGTAGGAGAGGTTAAGTACCGTGACCTATCTGGATTCCCAAGCCCCTTCTCTGTCTTAGACAAGAGAGACATTGCCTTTTATAAAAGACGGAGTGGAACTCCGCAGTTGGTTGTCGTCATGTCTGGCGAAACCTTTCAGCAACTCATGGAGAAACCAAATGACAGAATCGCAAACGACTCAGATCCTGAATCACTTGAAGCTTGGGACTTCACTGACCCCTATTGAAGCGCTCGAACTATATGGATGCTTCAGACTATCCGCCCGCATATATGATCTTAAAGATAATGGCTGGCCTATCCGTTGTGAGGTGAAAGAACTTCCAAATGGAAAGCGTGTTGGATACTATAGTCTAGAGCAAAACAAAATATGGTGGCCCATTCACTCTATTGCAGACAAGTATGCAGTGGCGATGAAAGAAATGAAATCAAACCAAACGGAAGCAAGCGCATGAAACGAATTAAGATTCTAGAAAATGCCACAGAGTGCGTCACAAAATCTCGCGCTACCACACATGGAGATGCTGAGCGCAACTTTTCTGATATCGCTGATGTCTGGTCATTACGTCTTGGCGTAATGATATTTCCGCATCAGGTTGCACTTATGATGATTGATCTAAAGATAGTACGAGCTTGGTACAATGAAAAAAACTTAGACAATTGGATTGATATTGCTGGTTATGCGGCTTGCGGAGGAGAGATCAGCAGTGAACCAGAGAATCATCCCCTATGATCTTCTCGCTGACATTGCCCTAACCTTTATTCCAAACCCGATAGCCAAGATCGTTCTCTTGGAACTTGCGCGTTACAGCAACGCCACTGGAGAATGCTTCCCATCCAGAGAGACAATATCCAACGGAAGCGGTATCGCTGTGCGTTCTGTTGTGAGAGCGATACAATGGTTGGAGAATGAAGGACTGATTCGGATAGAGCATCGTTACGGAACGTCCAATTTCTACATCATCACTAGCATGGAGGAAGAAATGACTGATGATACCCGTGCCAATTTGGCACACGAAGGTGTTATATACCTAGATAAGAAGAAGAAGAAAGATAATACATCTTATCGTGCCAATTTGACACGACCAATGGATTCGCCATTGTTTCTTGCATTCTGGCAAGCATACCCTCGACGTGTTGCAAAGGGCGCAGCAAGAACAGCCTTTGGCAAATGCCTCGCCTTTGCAGATGGAAATCAGATTGTTCAAGCAGCCATTGCCTATGCGGCGCACTGCATTGAAATGAAGATTGAACAAAAGTTTATCCCACATCCATCAACTTGGCTGAATGATGAACGATGGGAAGATGATCTTGCGACAGAGGAAAGTAAACCAGCATCAGGGTGGGGCAATGTCTTCAATGAATTATGATGAGCGTATCGCTCACATCAAAGCTTGGTTTCAATCTGATATAACCATTCGCTTCAATATGCCTCGCGATGTTGACGCGAAGATAGCTGCAATGGATGTCATTGAAGCAATCAACGGGAACCTGCCATCACCACTCACACAGGAGCGGATCGGAACCCTCTTGTCCTCCATAACAAAAGAGGTTTCACGATCCGCCAAAAGCAGAACGCTTCCGACCGCAAAGGAGTTTGTCGATGCGGTCAGAATATTGACGCAGACTGGTCAAATATCAATGCACAGCGCGTCTAGCAGCGGCTGGCGCATAGACGCACTCGACATAGCAATCAAGCGCGTGAGGGCAGGAGAATCGCTGTGTCAATCTTGGCTGAAAGGAGACAAAAGAAAGCTTCTATTGCGTCATGTGGACGAGAAGGATCTTCATCCATATGACCTTTACATTGCTGCACATACGCAGTAACATATCAACATCAAGCACTGGAGGATAATATGGAACGAAAAGGTTTCATCGGTGGGTCTGACTGCGTAAAAATTATGCAGGGCGAATGGCTGGAATTGTGGCAGATCAAGACTGGTCGCATTGAATCAGACAATTTGTCTGAAAACATTGCTGTTCAACTTGGCATTCACACTGAAAGTTTCAACTTGGCTTGGTTTGAGAAGCAACGAAACTGCTTATTACACGATCATCAAAAGTCAATCTTCACTGAGATTGGCATCGTGCCAGCCAAGGGTATGGTTGATGCAATGTGGAAAAACTCAATCGTTGAAGCCAAGCACACCAACGCACTAAGCAACATGGACATAATCATTGAGCGGTATATGCCGCAGCTTCAACTTTATTGTCACTTAGCTGAATCAGATGGAGTTTACCTGTCTGTAATTTTTGGCAACAATAAGTGGGAGTCAGTCTATGTCCGTAGAGACGAAGAGTATTTCAATTCTATGTGGGCAGTGGTGTCGGACTTCTGGGGTTACGTTCTTCGGGATGAAGAGCCTATTGGTATCGATACGCCGAAAGTCAGCATCGACAAGATCGCGGTGGACGAAATGGTCAAGCGGGATGCGAGTTCAGACAACGAGTTTATCTTCTACGCCCACGAATACAAACAAAACAAAACCGCCGCTAAGGCTTTTGAAACAGCCAAAACAAACTTGAAACAGATGGTCGCAGACAATGAGCGTGAGGTTTATTGCGATCTTCTAACAATCAAGCGATCCAAAAACGGATCATTACTTTTCACAGAGAGGTAACATCATGGACGACAAGAACATGGAATTGTGGGATGCAGTATGCAAATCAGATCCACGATATCTAAAGTCCGTTGCGCTTGGCGCTCGTAAGTTTACAGCCATCGACCCAATGTATCAGGTCATGTCTGCGACCAAAGCCTTTGGTCCAGTTGGTATCAAGTGGGGATGGAGTGCAAAGACAGAGTTTGTTAACTGCTCCAATGGCGACACTGCTGTTGTGTCACACGTTGACGTGTGGACTGGAAATCCAGCCAATGTCTTTGGTCCATTTGCAGGATGCCGTAAGTTCTTTGACTCAGTAAAGGGTCGAATGAACGAAGACGCACCTAAGATGTCCATCACTGATGCGCTGACCAAGTGCCTATCTCATCTTGGCTTCAATGCCGATGTGTTCCTTGGGGAATACGATGGCAACAAATACACAGCCAATCCGAAATCATCCGATCCTGAAGGGGACGGCTGGTAAAAACTTAATATGATAAGGAGCCAGAAGCATGGCAGACTACGACAACACAGACAAAGGCGCAGCGTTCAAACCATTTGATACGCAGAAGCTTATCTTGCAAGGCAAGATCAATGATGATGGCACTGAACGTAAGATTGTTCTCATCAAAGACACGACAAAGTCAGGCAAGCAAATCATTGAGATCTTTGAGAAAGCTGGAACTCTTTTTGTGAATGAAAAGAAAGAGTCTGAGAACGCGCCAGATTACACTGGCCCTATCAGGAGCATTGTTAAGGATCGTCGCATGGCGGCATGGAAGCGAGTGAAGGATGGCAATCCATACATGACACTTGCTGTGTCTGACGCTAGAGCCAAGGAAGAAAGTCCATCATCGGTAAATATTTCCCTTGAACAGGATGAAGTTCCGTGGTGATGTCAGACATCCTCCTATGATGTGCAACTTTGGTCAAGGTTAATTCCTTGACCATTTTTAATCGGAGGTTCCAATGAATGAAGAAGCTTATGCAAAATTGCTTGAGCAAAGTGCAAAGCGAACATCGCTTGCCATCAAAGCAAAAAAATCTGAGTACAGAAATGCATCCATTGAAATAATGGTTTGTGCATTTCATGAAGTCAGAGAAAATAACAATCACAACATTACAATACTGATTGAAGAGTTTGCCAAGCTTTCGGCAACATCAGTTGATGTATTGTTGAGCCGAGACAGAACGGGAATTGTTGCAAATACAAGGAACGTATTGTTCTATGTGATGCATAAGCACACTGGCCTTAGCAATCTACAGATAGCCCGCATCTTTCGAAGAGATCCAAGCACAGTTCAAACTGGCAGGGTTCGTGGAAAAGATATCGTTGATAAGAATAAGTTTCTTATCGAGATAATTAACGATGCACTTAACAAAGCGCAAATGGAGGAATGAAAAAGTGATCATCAACAGTAGACGCCTCATTGAGGCAGCACCCATCAAGGGCATGATCAACGACAAGATGCGCCAACACGGCGTGTCTTTCGGCCTGTCCGAGGCTGGTTATGACATACGCATCAAGCAAAGTATTTGGTTTAGGCCAGATGGCGGTGTCGTAGTGGATGGCAAATACAAAGACGGCAACTTCACCCTCGCCAGCGCAGTCGAAGAATTTAAAATGCCGTCTGATCTTGTCGGCATTGTCCACGATAAATCCACATGGGCGCGTCAGGGGTTGTCGGTGTTCAACACAGTTATCGAACCATCGTGGCGCGGTTTCCTAACCTTGGAACTAGTCTACCACGGGCGCGAGGGGCTGCACATCCCAGCGGGCGCAGGCATCGCGCAGGTTATCTTTCACGAGACAGCCTGCAATGCGTATTATGAAGGCAAATATCAAGATCAGTTAGATATGCCTGTAACAGCGCGTCGAGATGAATAATGAAAAAGGAGTTAACTAAATGATCTGGAACCCATGGCGGCGCGCAGCGCTTGCAGAGAAAGACTTTGAGGACTGCTTTGCTGTTCTCGTCCAAGCATATGCTGATGTCAATCGATTGTACCATGCCCTCGAGCATATCCGAAACTTAGAGACAGTACACGCAAATGCCACTGTAAAAAAGATGGCGAAGATAGCTCAGGAGGCACTCGAGAATGAAGTTTAATCCGACAACGAACCGCATCCCATTTGACTTGCTGGATGAAGATGAACAAAGAACATTGATCAATTGGCCTCATGGGTGGGAATACTTTAGTAGGTGTCCAAGTGGATGGAAATTATGTAGTTCACCAGAATGGACAAAAGTAGCAGTCTATCGTGGCTTGCCTGCGCCTGTGGTGACATCTGTGTGGCAGAATTTATACGCTGACGGGTCATACGCTATCTTGCACCCTACCCGCAAACTAGCTGACACAAAATGCAGCCCTTACCGCATCGCCGTCTTGCGGATCGACACCTGCAACGGCGTCTCGACGGCGCATTTGGAGGATGTGTAGTGATCTGCCGCAAGTGCAAAACTGAAATGGTTCTGGGCATCGCAACTGCCCAGACCTACGTTGGGGGGATGCCAGATTTCCCCGGCGATACACACGCCAGCACGTTTTCTGCTGGCGGGCCGGGCAAGGTGATCGACTGTTGGAAATGCCCCGACTGTGGGCGCAGCGTTGAAAAGGGAGAGAGTGATGGACAGTGATGACAGGGCGCTTGTGCTGTTTTTGTGTGGTATGGCGGGCCTACTGGCTTTTACTATCGTTTCACTAACTTGGATTAGGGCTACCCACCCCAGCCAGATGGAAATTTGCATCAAGGAAAAATACGAATGGCGCAGCGGCGACTGCGTGGAGGGAGAGAACCATGACTAACGCATTCCCGGATAAGCTTGAAGTTTTTCGGCGGGACCGTAAGCAAACATGGGGGGATGTCGTTGATGGCAACTTGGAGGACTGGGCATGGTATGTCCGGGCTGACCTCTATCAAGAGCTTGAGGCCAAGCTGGCAGTTGCAGAAGCCAAGCTCCAAGGGTTCACAGATGCCCAGTAAATCCATGACCGAGGAGGCGCGCAAGCGTCTGGGTGAGATAGAGCCAGACGTGCCAGTGCTGCTGGCCCGTCACCTCGGCGTCAAGGCGCAGATCGTTGAGGCGGAGCGGGAACTGGCCTACGCCAAGAAGTGCGCGGACATCTGGAAATACCGCATGGAAATGCGGGTCTTATACTGCATGGCGCGCATCCTCGTGCGCCGTGTCCATGCCCTGAAAAAGGAAGAACTGAAATGACAAATGTTCTAGTGATCGCCAAAATTTGCCATGAGGCAAACCGCGAATATTGCGCCATAAATGATGACCACAGCCAAGTTATGTGGTTTTCTGCACCCGACTGGCAACGCGACAGCGCCATTGACGGCGTCACACACGCCTTGGATAACCCAAACGCTGGCCCAGAAGACAGCCACCAGAATTGGTGGGCGGGCAAGATCGCGGACGGATGGGTGTATGGCGAGGTCAAAGACCCCGTGGCCAAGACGCACCCCTGCATGGTGCCATACAGCCAACTGCCAGAGTTCCAGCGGAAGAAGGACGCGCTGTTCCTCGCCATCGTGAGGGCATTGGCATGACCCAGCCAGACCTAAAGCCATGCCCGTTTTGTGGGGGCGACAAGAACACGATCTGCAAGACTGATTACGATGGCAGGGATTCTTATGCTGTGTCCTGCCGATACCCTGAATGTCACGGGGCAATCTTTACACTGGGCTATGGCTACTTTCCCACCAAAGACGAAGCCATCGCCGCATGGAACACCCGCGCTGTAGACCCCGCCACCATCCGTGAGGCTGCGCTGCGTGAGGCTGCTGAAGCACTGAGCAATCTAGCAGACCATGCCGTGACTGGATTGGCCTATGAACACGCACAAGTCTGTCGTGAAGAAATCCTTGCACTGATCGGAGAAAAGGGATGACACACATCAAATGGCCAAACGAACTGGGTCCGCCAGTGCCACGCGGACCAGACTGGCAGAACGAGGCGATGCGGCAGAGCGCCCTGCTGTATCAGGCTCTATCCCAAAAACTTGAACTTGAAATCAAGCTGGCCAAAGCTAGCGAAGGTCTGAAATTCTATTCAGAACAGGCAGACTATGAGGAACAACTAGTTGTGCGGGATTGTGGGTGTTGCTCTTACTCAGAAGACCCCATCATTATAGACGACAAGGGTAATCTTGCCCGTAAGGTTCTGGCTGAACTGGAGAAAACAGAATGAGCGGACAGAAACGCCGACAGCCGACGCAGCACCAGATCGACACGATCCGGGCCAATACAGTCAAGGACGCGGCCAAGCTGCTGGGCATATCCCCGTCCACGATCTATGACATCTGCCGCGACAGCAAGATCGAACCTATCTGGGTTCGGAAGTCTGCGTCCCTGCAAAATTGGGGCACAGTATATCGGGAGATCAATGACCTGTGGAGCGCCGGGGATGTGTCGATCTACGCATTGTGCGAGAAATACGCCTTGCGGCCCAGCGATGTGTGCGGGAAGCTAGGCCTTCGCAGCCCGATGGGGGCGGCAAAGTATCTGACCAAGCACGAATTCACATGGCTGGAACACAGTTGCCCAGAAGGCATGGGGGTCAACGAGTATATCGCGTCGTTTGTGCGCGATGCCTATCTGGATGAAGTGAAATGACTGATGAAGAACTGATTGAACAGTTGCGCTCAGTGGATGGCTACGTTTGGTATACGGAAAATGGGCGCAATAAAGGGTCTAAGACGCTTACCACAGAAGCCGCCGACCGCATTGAGAAGTTGTTAGAAGGCGGCAAGGGACTTGCAGAGGCGTTTGCTACCGTAGCTGTTAAGCGGGAAATGACAGAAGCCAAGCTGGCTAAGGCTATTGAGGCGTTGCGGTTTACAGATGATGGCGCAAATCATGGAGCAATGACTTCTACATATGGCGAAAGCGCGTTGCGATACATTCTTAGAGGTATTCGTGAACGCGTCCGCGCCGTGCTGGCCGAACTGGAGGAAACCGAATGATTACTTACAGGCAGCATCAATCATCATAATTAAATGTGCGCCAGTAACCACAGACGCATTACCACCATCTTCAGCAAGAGCCGCAGCGTGTTTAGTTCTTGCCGAAAAAGTGCCATCACATAGCGCGTTACTGTTTGCCACGCTCACGCAACCACTCACGCAAAACAGTAGGGTCATCATCGATATTGTTTTCAACATCATCAATTTTCTTTCTTGTCTTGATGTAGTCTTGTGATTTTTTTAGAGACTCTCTTTGAATCTGATCGCGTTTCCCAGCCATCCATGCTGCGAAGATAATCGCAATAGCGCCAGCAGCCCATAGAGCGGCGCGCTTAATCCATCCAAACATTAGCGATCCCCTTCAGCCCACTTGCGTAGGCGCTCACGCATGATCCATAGTGCCGCCAGTACAACCACGCCACAGAAAGCCATAGCCACAATCTGGGCTGTACCAGTAAGGGCTGACACGGCAGAGATGCCAGCCCCAGCGGCAGACACTACCTGAATAGCTCCAGCCTGCATGGTGCTGGACTCTACAGGGTTCGCGCGCTGCGTATCGGGCGCAGCAATCGTTTCGCGGGTTTCGGTGCGAGTGGCCACCACCAAGGATTCGGTTAGGAACAGATCACGTTCAGCCATGCGGCGGCGCGTCAAACCAGCCAGAACCTTACCACCCGCCTTATTCCACATTAGGATTGCATCTGCCGCTTTTGCGTGAGAGCCGGCATTGAAATATCGCAGCGCCGATGACTTCTTAAATGCACCAATTCCGATGTTGTAGGCAAGAGAGACAAACGCACCGAACTCGTTTTGAGTGGTGGCGCGCGTCAACAACTTGGCCACCTCGGTAGAAAACTTTTCGATGGTGATATTGAAATAGTGGTCTGCCTGAGCTTTGGTAATCTTCATACCATCATGAGGAACAACACCAACACCAGCGGCTGCTGTTGTGCCGTAGCCAATGGTCCAAATACCTGCGGGGCATTTGTACGCCTTTAAGTTACAACCCTCAAAGGATTTGATTAGATCCATAGATGCCTTGTTGATCATTTGCGTAACGCCCTTTCAATGTCATCAAGTTTCAGAAAGACAGCCTTGAAACTATCTTGAATTTGTTTGAACTCACGATCATGAGCTTCTTTGTTAGCTGTCGCCGTTGCTTTCAACACAGCGATATCAGTCGCATGAGCCTGTTGCCGTGTGTACATTCCAAACACAATAGCAGCCACAGGTGCCACGCCCCACTTCATTATGAACTCCAGAACTTCCATCATTTCATCCTTATTCTGGGGCCACAGGCCAGTTTATGTTTTGTGGAAAACTAGCTTGCGCAGTGATATCTCGCAAGGCTTGGCGATAAGCAGCCCAAGCAACTTGATCTACAGGCGCATCAAGTACTTGCGTCCAATCAGATGCAGCCAATAAGCTGTTTCGCTGAGAGCGAGTTTGTGCCGCAAGCTGTTCGATGGTGGGTTGCAGCGCAGCAATCTCATCTGCCGTGTATGGTCTAGTCGTAACTTCGCCCGTCTGCGCATCTGTGATAACTTCAAAATGTTCTGTCATTATTTCACTCCGTATACGCGGATTGTTCCAGCGTCAAAAGCGTTAGTAGTCACCAAAAACTGGATTGCGTTAACGACCGCTGCAGTATTTGTGGGAACAAGACCAGCAGCAATAGCAAAGATAGTCCCGTTGGTCTGCAGCGATTTAACAACGCTCTTTGCGTTTGCAATTGTAGAGCTGATGTTTCCGATCTCTATCCAGCCGTCCAACGTATTTGCTGCTGGTACGCTACTGGTCAGTGCATGAGACGTACCATACGCCGCTCCGTTTGTGCTGCTAAGCGCCACGTTTACAGATATGCCCGTGCTGTTGCCACTCACCCCATCAATTTCAGCATAAAGCTTTCGGTAGCCCGCAGGCATGTTTGTCAAAGCGTGTGCCGTTCCGCTTGCGGTGTTCAGCGTACCAAGCAGGGTTATCCCCCCGCTGTTTGCTAGTACAAAGGCAGTCGTCGCCACCTGTGTGGTGTTCGTTCCCACAGCAGCCGTTGGTGCTGTTGGCGTTCCTGTAAGGGCAGGGCTGGCGCTTAGAACAACAGAATCCGTGCCAGTTGACGTAGTAACACCTGTGCCACCACCAGCCACTGGAAGTGTACCCCAAGCAGGCGCAGCAGCAGAGCCAGCAGATACGATAGTCTGTCCAGTTGTGCCAAAAGTTGCTCCACCGCCAGAGCCAATGCCAATTTGACCATAAGGGCCAATTCTAAAGCGTTCCGTAACAGCGCTTCCAGCACCTACTGGCCGAGTGTGGAAATGAAGCGCGCCGCCTATATTATCTGTTCCCGAAATTACATCTACGCTACTCCTTATTTGAGATACGGTTAAGAAAGACGTGCCATCATAAGCAGTGTAGTTTGAATTACCAATTGAATCAAAACTGTTTACTGAAGTTGGTGCAGATATAGTACCTCTACTTTTTCTAAAGTTTAGCGCTGCTGCACTTCCGTCTGATGAACCCCTTGTAATACTAATTTGTGATGCTGCATCGCCAGCAACTGCAATACTAGCAGAGGTAGCACTGTATAGGTTTAGCAAACTAGTTGGTGTGCTTGTGCCGATACCCACGTTACCACTTGTATCAACAATAAACGGAGTGCTGTCTGGGCTTGTGCTATCCTCAACAAGCAATGCTGCTCCAGACCCTATCTGATTGATAGTCAATGCTGGCGTAGATGAGTTTGCAGTTATGGTAGATCCGCTAGTCAGTAACGAAGACCATGCTGAACCAGTGTACACTTTCATCAAAAGATTGACTGAATCGTAATACAAAGCGCCAGTGAGTAGCGCATTGCCATCATTATCTAGCGTTGGATCACTAGTCTTTGATCCAAGATAACGATCATCAAAGCTATCAAGCGAAGCAGCAGCAGAAGCAGCAGAAGCAGTGGCAGAAGCAGCAGAAGCAGTGGCAGAAGCAGCAGAAGCAGTGGCAGAAGTTGCAGCGGCAGAAGCAGTAGCCACAAACGATTCAACATTAAGGATGTTAGCAGAAGTTGGACCTTCTTCAACAGCACCAGTTGTTGCATTGAAAGCTAACACCTTACCCTTGCGATTAGCAATTGAAGGCAAAATCAAGGAAGGTGCAGTTTCATAATCATTAAGGCGAATTGTACGATCAGTCTTGTCATTCTGATCAGCAATCATTGCAGTTAAGATATCAAGTTGCTCATTCAAGGCAGCGCGATTGATGTCAGATCCAGCAGAGAAGTCACTTGTGCGCTCAATGTCAGTCGTGCGGAAGATCACGACAGTACTGCCGCCAGTAGCGCCAAGAACTTGCTGAACAGCAGGAGGTGTAGCAGTAACAAAGACCACATTGCCAGTAGATCCATCGCCACCAGTGAGCGTGTAGTCAGAACCTTCAGTCTTTAGAATGCCATCCACATAAACAGTAATGTCCGAGTCATTGAAAAACTCAAACGGCACAGCAAAAGTTTGCTGAGTCGCTCCTTGAGCAACGCTATAGGAAATGCGCGGATTATTGTTGGCAAGATTGATTGTCATAGGCCACCTCTTTGCACACTATTTGCAGTGCAAAGAGGCAGCATCAACGCACAAAACTACTGCCTCATTGCTTGTGCTAGTTCAGAAACTTCACCCTTTATAAACCACATATTTGCCATGGGCATCATGCGAAGAATGTCAGAAGCGCCTTCACCATAATCACCAGTAGTAACCTTCAAGATGCCCTCGGCCACGTTTGCAGCCCAAGATGGGCCAGCACCAGCAATGTCAGTCACAACATCAAGTGGGTTTTGACGCTGCTTAAACTTTGGCTGAATGATTCCACCCGTGATATTTGGCCCGCCAAGAGCAATGGTTGAGTGCATGGTGCGATAGAAGAGATCTGAGTAGAATGGAAGCAGACCGCTTGCATCAATCGTCCGTGCCATTTTGTCTTGATAGGACATATTCTCAAATGTGGATGCATTCGTCTTCATCTTCAGGACCATGTACGACAGGCCGAGCATAGTTGCTGCACCAACAGCACGGTTCTTGACTTGATTATGAGCCATAGCGCCAAGCGTCTTGTTCATGCTGCCAAACAAGAAGTTATAGAATTGAAATGGCATAGCCAAGAAGCCATTCTCAACACGGGCATAGCCCTTCAGAAACTTGTCTTCTTGCAATCCAAACTTAGCCGCGACACTCATAGGGATGTGAACAACACCATCAGTGATGATGGGTCGATCAGCGGGAGTTCCGTGAATCACAGTGTTTGTAATACCGCTGTTAAGAGCAACGCGATAACGAGTGACCAGATCATCACTAATAGTCTTGGCTGCTTTGAAGTCAGTGAGTGCAAGTTGATTGATTGCGTTTTCGTAAGCGGGAATGTTCATAGGATCAATGCCAAGATCTTCAGCAGAGAACCGAGAGTGATTGATCTCATGCAGCATCACGAAGTTAGACCATTGCTTTGGTGTCTTGAAGATATCAGGCAGAGCATCGACGCCTTCCAAGCGTGGATTTAACCAAGCCTGACGTTCAAACATCGGCCCCTCAATGTAGGCGCGATCAAAGTAAATAGTATTTGTTTCGCGATTGTAGAAAGCAGCAGCATAAGTGCCATTGGCGCTCGTTCTTCCAACGGGAGTTCCGTCTTCCATAGCTTCAATCACGGTAACGCGATTGCCTTGGATCTCAGGAATCTCAATGTGATCAGCCCATTGCTCAGTATTGGGCAGAATCATACCTTCCTTGTTTCTTTCCCAAGGAGTCTTGGCAAGTTTGATTGCGAGTTCTTCATCAATGCCGTGCTTGAGAAGAAGCATCTTATCAAAGTCACTGATCGTGCCATCCGCAAAACGAATAGATGAATCAATGATAGTGTGACCCATTACCAATCCAGACAGACGCTTGTAGGCGATAGTCAAGGGCGTCAAACCATTGAGTATGTAGAATCCATGCTGCGCAGAATTAAGAAGCTTTGGAGCAACGAAGTTGTTACTCCTCTGACTTTCAAGTCGATACATTCCGAGTGTGTATTCAAGCGCAGAACCAGCCATTCTGGTTTCCATGGCGGACATCCGAAGAGTATCCATGTCGATGCTGGACTTTATGCCTTTCATCAGAGGTGCAAGTTCGTACTGCATAACGATGCGACCAAAGTCACCAAGAGATGTAATGCCAGCGCCACCCATAAATGCAAAAGTTGCCATGCTGCGAAGACCATAAGCAATCTTTTGATTCATAGCATCTGGCCGATCAAGGACATTACTGACGATCCGACGATATAGCGAATCAAAGTCAACGCGCATCTTGTTGATGTCAGCTTCACTTGCACCAGCGCGGATCATGTCCAATTCCATTTCAGTTACTACGCCGAAATAGTCTTTGCCAAACTTTTCTTGAAACAAAGAACGTGGATTAACACGCGCATTGTAGGAGTTCAGCACGGAAACTGGATTAAGTTCGATGTAGTCAATTATTGCAGACGTTGGAACATCAAGTTTGCGGTGACGAAAGTGCTTAGAGCGACCTAAGCCAGCGACAACATCACCAGCATCAACTGGATCATTCTCAGATAAGATATTGTTTACAGTTCTTTCTGCTCGCGCACGAACCATTGCTGGATCACTTGATAGTTCCTTGCGGACATAATCACCCTTAACTGGATCATACTCATAGACGTAAGGTTTCTTGCTAAACTCTTCCATGATGATCTTTGTGAACGCTTCTTTGTTTTGTCTAATCTTGTCAAGATTATAGAAGCGAGGAAAGAATGGCTCAGCAGCCGCATCAACAATAGGTTTGTCTGCCGCAGATGTTACATTATCAATGCGAGTTCTGAGTTCGCCAATAGCCTTACTGAGATCAGTCATAGCGTCAGACATCTTCTCAGTCATGTCTAACTCTTTACGAATAGCCAAGACATCATCAGCAGTCTTTGCAGCATTGATCTTGTCGGTAAGATTATTGAAGTTAGCGATCCTGTCATCGCCGTTCTGAACCCTTGCCTTCAAGTCGTTGTAAAGCTTGCTTTGCTTTGGAGTAAGACCTCGCTCATCAAATACCTTCTGAAGATCTGAAAGAGTGACGCGATCAGCAACAAGACCATCATCAATCTTCTTGATTGTGTTTGCCATCCAAGTCTTATTCCATGTGGCAATATCAACGATTAGCGTTTCGTATTGCGCAATCTTATCGTAATCACCCATCGCCATACGGGTCATCATGTCACCGTCTTTTTTCAAAGCGTCAACACGAAAATCAATAATAGCAATCTCACGTTCTGACGCATCAGCACGACGAGCAGTAAGTCCATCAATCTCTTCGTTGATAATGCGAATGCGATTCTCACGTCCACGAGTTGTTGAGATCAATCCCAGTTCTTCAAGCTTACCTGTAACATCACGACCAAAGTAATCTTCGAGAACGGAAGATGCTTTGAGTTCAGCCTCAGACATATTCGGATCAGCAAGAAGCCTTTTGCGAGAAGCAGATGCAATCCAATCATCAAACGCCATAGGATTTTGCTGGACCTGACCATAGAGATCTTTGAGGCTGGACTCCATCTTTGCCATCTTGCCATGAGACACTGCTGTCTCAAGAAACACAGATGGATTGCTGCGAATGCCAAGGCTGTTTTGATTTATGCCAAGCGACATATCGTGAGCAAGATCAAAGAATGCTTTCTTAACAGTAGTTGGATATTTAGACTGCAAGGCCCGCTTCATGGGAGTTGTGATTGCTTTATAGAACACACTATCCGTAAACCAATTAGCTGGAATGCCGTAAGGATCTTCCATATTAAAGCCAGAGTCTTCAATGTAGCGAAGACCAAGTTCTTGACGCAGTTCACCAGCGCCACGATCAATCTCAGCAGCACGATCTCTTAGATCCTGAAGGCTTTCATCGTCACCAGCCCGCGCCCTTAGATCATCAGCCTCACCTACGCGAGCAAGCAGATCTCACTGACGCACAGCATCATCCATAGCAGCATAAGGACGCTGATCGCGAGATATACGGGACAAAAACATTTCAGGAGAAATATTAGCAGCGTTCTCATTAGCTCGCTGAAGAGTACTGTATTCGTTAACGTAATTACTCATCCTCTCAAAAGCTTGAGCGCGACCAACCGCAGGAGCAGAAACCAATCCACCAAGGGCAGCGCCAAATAGAATCGATGATCCAACATTCAAAGCCGCTTCGTCGTATCTTGCCAAAGGATCTGTTGCAAGGATTGCGCCTTCGCGTACAGCTTCAACTGCACCAACACTAGCACCAACGCGCAGTGCTGCACGACCAATACTTAGAGCAGGACTACCAAATGAAAGGCCGATGTAGTTGATTGGGTCAAAGAAAGCAGAGCCAAGTAACTGAGCGGTCGTTGCCATTGCCAAGGTCTGACGATTGGCACTAGAGCGATCAATCTGTTGACGCAAGTTAACAGCGGCCTGATCGTTTGGCTGACCAGCAAACTCAGCAGAAAACTCAGCATACTGACCAACAGCATACTTCCTAAAGTCATACTTTGGATCTTGCTTAGACCCAAACTTAAACATCCGCTCGGCAGAAGACATGATAGGATCAAAGGTGCGATTTAGGTTGGCCTCAATAACATTGCCAAACTTTGGAGCGTCTGGTGCATAACCACTACTGATGGGAACGCCAGTTGAGAATGTATCGACCATTGCTTATCTTCCATTAGTGAGAAAGTTAAAGTTAAACATCATTGAAGAAGCTCCAAGTTCTTGAATCCTTCTTCTACGATCAGCCACCTGTTTCCCTTCGACCTGAAGCCTTGCCTCGTTAAGAGCAATAACGCGAGAAAAAGCAGGGTCTTTGGTATTGAGAGTCATCACTGGATAAACCTTAATTGATCCAGACGGATTATCAGCAGATGGAATAGTCATCTCTTGGCGGAGAGCAACTGGACCTCCCTCCGACTGAGGTCGCCACATCATGATGTTATAGTAAGTTCCATTGGAGTCAGAAGACCCAACTGGCTGCAAGAAGATCTGCTTCATATTGTCATCTGGTCGTGGCGCTG